AAAAACGGCTGCAAGAATTGGCATAATCAACTATAATACAATGCGATACACTCCATATAACATTTAATTTAAAATGGAGAAACATTGTACAATGGTTTACTTTTCATTAAGAGAAAGTAAGCAAAACAAGAAAGGTCTATCACCTATTGAGGTTTCAATCACCACTAACGGAAAGAGAATCTACTTTAGTACAGGTAAACATGTACCTGCTGCCGATTGGAACAAAGAGAAGCAAGCTGTAAAAGGCAAGAGTGAAGAAGCTCAGCTAATCAACGGTTATCTGATTCAACTACGGAATAAGATATATCAGAAAGAAATTGAGCTGCTTCAAAAGGGCTACCTTATCACTGCTGAACTATTAAAAGAAGCTATCACAGACAAGGTGGAAGCCCTAAACGAGAAGACTTTATTGGATGTTCTGAACGAACATAACACAGAGCGTAAAGCTATGGTAGGTAAAACCGTTGCCCCTGCCACTTATTGGGTGTTTGAATATACAGGCAGATTATTCAAAGAGTTTATTCAGAAGAAATATGAGCGTAAGGACTTATATTTAAGAGAGATAAACTTGGGCTTCATTCAAGGATTCCATGCTTTCCTTTTAGGAGAGAAGAAGATGGGACAAAACTCCTGCACCAAGCATTTAAAGTTCTTAAAGAAGTTGCTAAATTTAGCTGTCGCCAACTCTTATATATCCTACAATCCTGTAAATGCTTATAAAGTAGAACGTGAACCTGTGGAAATTGACTTCTTGGATGAAGAAGAATTGAGGAAGATTATCAACTTTGATACTCCCTTGCCACGATTGGAACGAGCTAAAGATATGTTTCTCTTTGGGTGCTTCACTGGGCTTAGTTACATTGACATTAAGACCTTGGCACCAGAACACTTTGAGAAAGACAGTGCAGGCAGAATATGGATAAAGAAGCGTAGGATTAAAACAGGAGTTCTATCACGAATCCCCCTACTCCCTATCGCCAAACTGATATTGGATAAGTACAAGGGTGGAGAGAAATTACTCCCTATTCAAGACCCTGCGGACATCAACAAATATCTAAAGGATATAGCTATACTCTGTGGAATTAATAAGCGAATCTGCTTCCACACAAGTAGGCATACATTTGCAAGTACCGTTACTTTAGCCAATAACATATCTCTGGAAGTCGTTTCTAAGATGTTGGGACATACCAATACACGAATGACTGCCCACTATGCAAAGCTAATAGACAAGTGCATAGGTGAGCAGATGGATAAACTCATGGATACGTTTACAGGAGCTTCTGATTACTAAAGCATATCCTATCCACAAATTCCTCACTTGTAGCAATGCAGGTGGGGATTATTTTTTAATTTTGCCTTAAACTAATAATTATGGAGAAGCTAAAGGAAGATTACATAAGCATTGATACTCGTTTGGAATACATGGAAGCCATAGCCGTTAAATATGTTCCAGACGTAGATATAGACCCAGCCACAGGAGAAAGATACGTCTGCGGCACTACCGCCTTACCCCTATTCATAAGAAGATACAATCAGAATGAACTATATGGTAATTTCACATACGAAGATTATATAGCCAATGAGGACATACAGAATACATTGAAAGGTTTGAGAGTTGATATAGATAAGTTCTGGTTTCTGCTTCTGTTCATCTTCGACTATACTTGTGGCACGTGCTTGGATGGAATGAAAGCTACAGGCATAGGAATAGAACAGCTCACCAAATTCGCTAAAGCCATAGCTGACAACCATAAGGAGATTAACCAATTTGGAGTAAGTTTTAAAAAGCCTATTACCGTCTCTGTAAAGATTGAAGGCAAGCATCAGATAGTAATTGACAATGCCAATGCAATAGGTTACTTGGCTACTATCATTGCCAACAACCTAAAAGAGATAGAGGAACATCCTTGGATGCAGAACCAACAAGTCAGCATAAGTACCCATGCAGAAGAAAAGGAATCCGTTCAGATATGGCTGTTCTATAAGATGTTCAATGACTTCTTCAATTTAGAGCCATATAATAAGCTGTTTAATGTCAGACAGAAGAAAGGAAGCACCATATCACTTAGTAAGACATTGCTCATATCAAGGCTTATCTACTTCACTAAGCTATCTAAACATAGTAAATTCTCAGATGATGAAGATGTCCTAAAAGGTTACATCAAGCAATATAAAGACAAGAGAATTGATACTGCGAACAGCATATACTTCTAATAAACTTCTGATAATTAATACAGTCCTGCTCCGTACCATTAAGAGGGTACATAAGAGCAGGACTTTTTTTCTCTCTTTTAATCCTGCCATTATATCCCATCTTTGCAGCGTCAAAACGATAGCGGACGAGCTGACAATTAAGAGGGGAAGTAAAACCACCCATTAATTTCTCTCTTTTAATCAGCCCAGAAGCAAGTAGTTTTGCAGCGTAATCAGAAAGCCAAGTGCGCATAGGTTGGACGGTTACAAAGAACTTAATTTGATAATTAAAAACAAGATGACAATGAAAACAATGACTAAGACAGCAGGAAAGACTGCAACCAGCAAATCAGTAGCTAATGCTAAAGCTGGAAAGGCAGTGCGCACTCTCAGCTTACAACAACAGTTGATTAAAGCTGAAAGAGATTTGAAGAACATAGTTAACAGACAGTTGGGAGAAACCGTTCTACACGCCCAAGAGTTAATTGTGAAACAATTAAAGCAGGCTATTGAAGAGAAGAATAGTAAAGCCCTCACACTTAAAGACGAACCTATTACATTCCAATTAACTAAAACTGAGGAGAAGGTCTCTAAGAAGATTGCCTTTGTAAAACATAACAGAAGCATTGATTCAAAGAAAGTAGATACGTTCATTGCTATTATTGACAATGGCAAATATGAAGAAGCCTATCCCATCATCGTGATAGAAGCTTCAAAACTAATAAAGGCAGGATATGTCGTAACAGATGTAAACGGTAGAGTTCTGACAGAAGAAGAGGCAGAAGGCTACTTTGTAATCTTGGACGGTCAACACAGAAGCACAGCATTTGCCAAACTAAACTCTGTCAAAGGTAATATGACTATCCCCAATGTCTTTGTTAAGGATATTAAGGATATAGGAACTTATTTGGAAGAAATCAACAGAGTTGGTAATTGGGATATGAAAGCCAAGATAGGGGTTGCTGCCTTGACATCCAAAGATGAACTCTTTGAGAATATGGCTGAACTAATCCAACAGGGATTCAATCCTACGACAGCAGGTCTGATTTATACCAAGAAGAACATTCCAGAGAAGATATTGAACAAGGTTTTAAGAAGAGAAGAATACAATCTACCAAAAGATGCCATAGTTGACATCAAGAGAGGTAACGATTTTATAACTCTATGCAAAGCTGCCAAAATCAGCGTCACATTTCTCACTAAACGTTACTTCATTAAAGGATTTAACAGTTATGCTAAAGTACATGGCGAAGAACAAGCATTCAAGGCTTTGGATAAGCTAAAACAATTAGAACTTAATGATGACAAACTAAAGAAAATAAAGGAAGATGATGATTTTCAAGCAATGCTACAAAATGCTTTAGAAGCATAATACATACTACGGAGCAAAGCCCATGTGACAGGTGGGCTTGTTCTCCCCAAGTTCTTAGAAATTCTGAATAGTCTAAAGTCTGATTACTAAATGTGTGGTCTTATCATTAGTTTCTCACTTATGGAGTTACTATCTTTACAGTACTACAAGCAGATAATCCCACCACATAGATTGACGGACTTACAAACTATTCAGAATATCTAAAATGGAAGAATTTACTTATGAGCAGATAAGAGTTAAGGCTCTTAAACAGGGAGTAAAAGATAACAAGGTTCACATTGGATTGTGGGCTAATCTTAATAACTATCTAAAGACAAGGAGAAAGAAGAATGGAAAGGTTGCTACCTATTATATCTCATTGCAGAAGTTGGCTTATTAATTCACTGATATTTAAACTGATATGATAATTCATCTGCCAACAGGAAAGAAGTTTCACAACAGAAAGGAAG